ACGGCCCCGCATTTGAATCGAGTGACGCACAAAGGCAGCGCCCAGGTTTCCAGCGTCAAGGCAAACTCCCAGCGGCGAAACGTTGGAACGTGGCCGAACAAATCGGATGCAGGCAACGGCTCGGGGGCTGTCTGTCGTGTTTTCATATTTTTGTGCTCGCCGTCGCCTGATCCGAAGCGTTCAGACAATAGGCTTTCCGGTAAACGGGTCGAAGTTCCACGAGCTTTTGCGCGTGACTGCAATGCCGAGGCACCGACATACTTCGGCGTGCGATTTGTTACCATAGCCACGCACGCGCCCCGGAATGATATTGCGGCACTCAATATCGGTTTTCACATCATCCGCTTTAGGTATCAGTTTTTCCCACGGTTCGTTTTTCCATTTCGCAATTTTCCTGTAGTGGTTGACCAATGCGTTTTGGGCCCTACTCGATAGGCAACGCGGCCAGTCTGAACAAGCGGATGCAGGCAACCCAGTGGGGCTATCTGTCGGAGTTTGAAAGTCGGTTTCTTCGGCCATAGTTTTGAGTCGGTTGATTGTCTTTCGCGGTTATACCCCACGGGTTGCCTGATGCTTGTCGTTAGCCTCAGAAATTGGAACCAGTTCACCGCTTTCAAATCGGTGGCGGCGAGTCACCCCCTGGAAGCGCCCCCAATCAAGACGCCCATCGGTGGGATGCGCTTTTTCGATCATGTCGCTGTATTCCGCCCGGTTTTGGTCGAGCATAGGCCCGGCAGTTGACATCCGAAACACGGCGAGGCAGTGGTGGAATCCATTGGCTTCGGCGGCCTCAATCTCTTTGAGAGCTACCCTGAGTTGTTCGGCTGTAATTACAAAGTCCATAAGGCTAACAAGTGGATGCTGACGACGGCGGGAAGTCGTCTGTTGGTTTATTCGGAGTCCAGCGCCCGCCGCGCCATATTCTTGTCGTTCTGTGCATCAAACATGGCGTTGTAGGCTTTGGAGATGGCGAGCCCTAGACCGGGACATGCCACCGCAGCGCCGCCACTGGTGCAGATGCGGACGCCATTTGTTGGATAGTGATCTGGTCCATCTGCGACGGCGACATACCAGTCGCCATTGCCACCCTGCATGATGCAGAGTTCGGAGCTTGATATGTCACGGTCGTCTGTTTTGTAGCGAAGCATTTGGCCCCACGACACAGAACTAGCGGCTGGAGAGGAACGGCTCATAGGTTGCTGTTGGTGTTTGCGAGGTCTAGCGTTCGCCGTCCCTCATCCTTGATGTTCAATGCTGGCAATAACTTGCTGGCAAGGTAGCCAGTGGCGTGTGCGACTTTTTCCTCGTAATCGTCATCCGCATACGCTTCGTCATCGAGTTGGATGCCTCCACGTTTGACCATCCATGCCGCCGCATGCACGCATTCATGCACCAGCAGATCAGCATCAGGCCACCGAAGGAAAATGGTTCCAATCTCGTTGGGTTCGTCACTCCGTCGAAACACCGCGAAAGCTCCCTCGTCGTCCTCATTGTCTTTGATGACGAGGCTGCATTTCCACTCGCCCATTACCGCTGGTAGTTCAGGGGTTAGAAGGCACTGAACATTGCGAGGCAAAGAACCGTTTGGAGGCATTGCAGGTAGTTTTTGATTACTCATGGCGTGCGATCCTTTGCTTTTTGGCGTTAAGCTCCCAAAATGAGCTGGACGGTTTTGATGAACCAGCGGGCTAAGGAGGTGTCGGCTTGGATGGCGGTTTGGAGGCGGTGCCAGGCGGCTAGGACGGCGGCTGGGCTGTGATCCAACGTGGCGCCGTAGGCTGCGGCGGTTTCGCGGAGGGTGGCGGCGGTGGCGTCGCTGCCGGGTGCCTGAATGAGGATCTGGAGGCGAGCCAGGTATTCAGGCGGGCAATCGTCGCGAAGGTAGGCGATGAGCCAGCGCTGAGCGGTGTCGTCATCGACGGCGCGCAGGAGCTGGCCGAAGCGCTCGGGACGTGGGTGGGTGTCGCGCAGGATATGCGAGATGGTCGCTCCTGGCACACCGGCGCGGTTTTCAATGTCGCGCGCAGTGATGCCCGGACGGCTGCAGTAGTCTTGGACGGCAACGGCTAGATGGCTCATGGGAATTGAGTTTGGTGCAAATTTGAAAATGAGCAAGATTTTTGTTGCGCGCGTTTTGGTTTTCTGCCAATCTTGGATTAACGCTAATTTAAGCCTATGCCTCAAGACGACGTTTTCACGCCCCCGCCCGAGCTGATCGTGCTCGATGCCCTGAAGGAAACCTGCGAGCTGGTGCGCAAGCACAACTCCAACCCGGAGATCGCGAAGGCGGCTCTGGATTGGGAGACGCGCATTGCCACGCGCATGCAGAAGCTCCAACCGGAGGCGCAGGCCGCGACGGCTGTGTTGCCAGCGTGAACGCGGGCGATGTGATGCTGTTGATCGCTGCGCTGGCGCTGCTGGTGCTGTGCGGCGTGATGACGTGGGTGTGCGTGCTGCCTCCGCGCCGGGATTACTCGGCGGATGATTTGGAGATCGCGCAGCAACTGGAGTTGGAGGGCCGCAGCGGTGACGCTGCGGAGGTGGCATGATGACGGACCTGCAACGAAGCATTTCCGGGCTGCTGTCGAGGTCGGCAGCTCAGGTGGGAACGACGGGCGGCTGCGCGGTGGGGAGCCGCGCGGCCGGCCCGTGCTCCGCCGCGATGGATCTGGAGCACGCGATGGTGCCGCGGCGGCCGTCGGTGCCTCGTGTGCGTGCCTACGTGGTGCGTGAGTGCTGCGGCGGTGTGTCTCGATCGGAGACGGTGTTTGTGCGGCTGGCTGGCCGGTGATGGCCTGCACTGCGGCGGCCCGCGATGCCGCGCCCCCTTTTTCTTTTTTTTGAACCCATGAGTGCCAGGAATCGACATGACCAAGGATCGGAGGTGACGCAGGCGGGCGTGATGGCCCGGGCGTTGGCCGCTGGTGGGCCGTGGCGTGTCGAGGAGGTGGCAAGGCTGCTGGATGTGCCTGCTGAGCAGGTGACGCTGTGGTGCCGCTCTGGTGCGCTGCTGGCGAGGGTCCGCGAGGGCCAGCCGGTGGTGGATCGGCGCGGCCTTTTTCTTTTTTTGTCGGGTCAGGTGGAGAGTCTGCTGAGCCCTGAGTCTGTGGCGGCGGTGCTGGACGTGGAGACGCGGACGGTGCGTGAGTGGCTGGCGGCTGGGCGTCTGCGCTCGGTGAAGCTGGGCGACGGCCGGAAGGCTCCGCGCCGTGTGCCGGCCGGTGAACTGCGGCGGTGGATTGAGACGCTGAGCGGGAAGGGGGTGGCTGCATGAAAACGCTGTGGAGCAATTTGTGCGGACATTACTCTGTCGCCGTGGTGCTCGGTGCGCTGGCGGCGGCTGGAATGGATTGGAGCCGGGAGAATGTGGGCGCATTGCGCGGGGCGTCGTGGATCGGCGGAATGCAGGCTGCGGTGGTGGCAAATGTCCGGTCAGCGGATATTGTATCTGCCGAGTCTGTGGCAATCTCTCTACATAGAGCGGCGGTTTTGGTGGCAGTTCCCACGATTTGCCACGAATGGGCCGCGATGGGTGACCAGGTGCGCGGCGTGCTGGGCGATGCGGACCGGGGGGGAGGGGGCCGCACGGCGCGGATCGCCGATGGTATTCAATACATTACCCCGGAGACAAAATTTCTGCATTGCCACGGCCCTTGCCTGATGGGCTCCAAAAAAAGAAAGGGGGCCGCGGCATGAGCGCGGTTCTTTGGGAGCAGGCCCCGGCAACGGCGGCGATTCACGAGCGGCCCGTGCACGAGCTCGTGCAGGCCAAGGCACGACTGGAGCAGTGCTCGCAGATCCTTTCCGACATCGAGGCCCTGCTGGCGCGGGATGACATTGAGGAGATCGACAAGCTGGCGCTGCTTCATGAGCGCAGCACCACGCGGATCAGCGCCATCGCCTGCGCCAACATCATCACCGCCTGCGAGGAACGCATGCGGCAGCAGGCCCGCCAGATGCAGCAGCGGCATGGCTGGCTGCTTTGACACCCTTTTCTTACCTACCCATGAGCAACCTAGACCTCAAAGACATCCCGATCATCGACGCCGTGCAGGTGCTGCGATACCGAACCAACCCTGAAACCGGTGTGCTGGAGCCGTGGCCCGTCGCCACCTGCGAGATCGATCGTGCCGGGCGAGTCATTTGGCGCGGCGATGCAGGCAGGGCGTATGAACCGCTGCTGCGCGCCACAAAAAAAGCGGGCGCGGTGCTGGCTCATCAAACCATCGCCGAAACCTTGGCCGAAACCGAATCAAAAAAGGAGGCCGCCGGTGAATAATGAAGCTGACTGCTTGGATCAACGAATCCGCCCACAATCTCGGCATCAAGCCGCGCACGCTGTGGATGACGCTGTATCGCGGCCGGCTGCCGTGGCCAGCACTCGAGCGAAAAAATCAGCGCGTCGTGGAGACGCACGCCGCGCCCCTGTCGTCGGTGCCGTGTGGCGTGATGCCCAGGGCCAGACGCGCCTGCGCCTCACCTACATCACCCGCAGCACGGTCGATTTCCTGAATCTCACCACCGACGGCCACGGCGTGATGAGCCGCACCTGGCTGGAAAACCATTTCACCGCTGAATCCTGATGCACAAATATCTCCGCCATCTCGGCGACTACGCCAAGGACACCAAGCACCTTTCCATGCTGGAGCACGGTGCCTACAACCAGATGCTGGATTGGTGCTATGCGGCCGAAAAACCGCTGCCCACCGATGAAAAGGCCCTTTTCCGGCTTTGCTCCGCGTTTGACAAAGCCGAGCAGCAGGCCGTGCGCTCGATCCGTGACGAGTTCTTTGTGCTCACCGAGGACGGTTACACGCAGAAACGCGTGCTGGAAGAGATCGCCGATTACAAAGACAAGGCAGCCAAAGCGGCCCGTGCAGCGGATAAGCGTTGGCAAAGCGAACGCAATGCGGACGCAATGCAGACGCATAGCGAACGCAATGCGGACGGTATGCCTCGCGCGCGCGTTCCGATAACCGATAACCATAAACCGATAACCAACTTCTTGTCCGCACCTGACGGTGCTGGACCGAACGGCGATGGCGCTGCCCCGGCTTCCGCTGCTGAACTCGAACCCGATTCTGGCCAGAAAAAAAAGAAAGGGGGCGCGGTGCTGGATGGCATTCAGCCCTTGGCGTGGACCGCAGAGGCGGGTTGGCAGGGATTCACGCAGGATCTGTGGGACGAGCTGGCGCTGGCTTATCCGGCCTGCGACATCCGGCGGCAGATGCTCGCCATGGAGCAGTGGCTCAAGGCGAATCCGGCCAAGGCCCGCAAGAGCAACTGGCGGAAGTTTGTCACCAACTGGCTCGCCAAGGAGCAGGACCGCGGCGGCGATCTGCGCGGCATGGCTCAGCCAGCTTGGGCAGGGTTGGCCGCCAAAAAAGACGGGGCGGCGGAAAAGCCGTTGCTGACGATCGAGGCCGCGCCGGAGGGCCATGAGCAGGCCATGCAGGCGCTGTTTGGCGAGCAGTGGCGCGAGATGTGCCCCGCGTGGCCGCAAATGACCGCCAGTGACAAGTCGCAGGTTCGCGCCTGGCTGCGAGAGCAGCATGGAAAGGAGGCGGCGTGAGCACCGAAAACACCCTGCCGCCCGACCGCAAACCGGACGCCAGCACCGAGGCCAAGCTGGCGCGTATCAATCGCGCCATGCCGGCGGCTCCGGATGCGGAGAAGGGATTGCTTTCCTGCCTGCTGCAAGATCCGGAGCGCATCACGGAGGTGCGTTCGCGGCTGAGCGTGGAATCGTTTTACCATCCAGCGCACCAGACCGTTTATGAGACGATGCTGGGGCTGATCGATGGGAACAAGCCCGTGGAGCCGGTGACGCTGACGCACACGCTGCGCGAGCTTGGGAAGCTCGATTTTGTCGGCGGCGCGGCGGAAATCAGCGATCTGTTTTCCTTCACGCCGATTGCGGCGCATTACCCGTTTTATCTGCGCATCGTGCGTGAAAAGTGGATGCTGCGCAGCACCATTCATGCCTGTGCGGAAAGCATCGAGGAGTGCTTTGAGCACGGCAAAGAGCAAAACGATGAGGATGCCACCTCGGTGATTGGCCGCGCGGAGAGTCGCGTGTTTGATTGCGTGCAGGCCATGCAGACCAGCGGCGAGTATTCGACGGGCCCGGTGCTGGCCGCGCGCGGCGTGGTGGACTGGGTGGACCGCACCGAGGCCACGATTGCGAACCGTGGCAAAATCATGGGCCTCGAAACCGGCATTCTGGAGTTGGATCAGACCGTGCACGGGCTCGATGATGCCCAGGGTGAGATCGTAGTGATCGCAGGCCGTCCAGGCCAAGGCAAGACGGCCATGGCCACCACGCTGATCCATAATCTGGCCGTGACTCGCAATGTGCCGGGCCTTGTGTTCAGCGCGGAGATGAGCGGCGTGCAGCTTTACGATCGCATCATTCTCGGCGGTTCCAGCATCGACACCAGCAAGGCCATCACGGGCATGTTTTCCCGCGCCGATCAGGAGGCCATGAGCCTGAAGGTGCGCGAGGTGCAGCGCGCGCCGTTGCTGATCTCCGACGGTGGCGCGATCACCACGGCAGACATCCGCAGCCAGGTGCAGGTGGCCAAACGCAAGCACGGCATCCGCTGGATCGTGGTGGATCACCTGCACCTGATCAAAGCGGTGTCGAAGCGCGGGCTAAAAGATGAGCGCGAGGCACTGGTGGAGGTCATGGAGACGCTGCAATTTGTGAAGAAGCACTACAAGCTCGTGGTGCTGCTCATGGTGCAGCTCAATCGCGAGACAGACCGCAACGCAGGCAAACCGCCCGTGCTGGCCGATCTGAGCGGCAGCGCGGCCATTGAATGGTATGCAGACCATGTGTGGATGCTGCACCGTGATCCGTATTTCTTCGGCTGGCACACGCTGAGCGATGAGAAGAAGCGCGGCTGGCAGGACGCGGTGGAGCCTCGCCGCGAGCGCAATCCGCAGTGCTGGAGCAGCGGCGACAAATACGGCGAAGAAGACGGCGGCTGGCCGCGCGAGGACTACGAGCAGGACGCCAAAATCTACGTGCGCAAGAATCGCCGAGGCCCCACGCCGGAGCTGCACGTGCGGTTTGAAGACTGGCGCACGTGGTTCAGCAGCCGCATGCCAAAACTCAACAGCGCCGACTGGCGCGACTGGCAGTTTGGCAGCTATGCCGTGCCCAAAAAGCCCAAGGCCGAGAAAACCGGATGGTCGAACAAGGGCAAAGGCAAAGCCGCTGACGACGGCTGGGACGATGATTTCAAAAGCTGATTTTTAACCGGGCGTGAGCCCATCAACACACACAACACATGAACAAACTGATTCAAAAAGGCAACATCACGCGCGAGCTGGAATTGCGCTATACGCCCACCGGCACGCCGGTGGTGGATTTTGGGATCGCCGTGAACCGCGCGTGGAAGGACAGCAGCGGCACCAAGCATGAAGCGGTGACTTTCACCGACTGGCGATGCTGGGGCCCATCGGCGGAGACGCTGGTGAAATGCTTCCACAAAGGCAAGCCCATCCTGCTGGAAGGTCGGCTGGAGCAAGACGAATGGACCGACAAGCAAACCGGCGAGAAACGCCGCAAAACGCTGGGCGTGGTGGAGAGCTGGCACTTTGCGGGCGACACGCGCGCCGGTGGCAAAGCCTCCGAACCTCCGCCGCCGGACAGCAGCAAACGGCCCGCGCCGCCGGTGGATGGTCAACTGAGCCCCGAAGACGACGAAATTCCGTTTTAAACCATGAGCACCCCTGCCCTTCCCTTGACTTTGCCTGGTGGTGAACCGCTGCCGCCGCCGCCCGCGGCTGGATGGCGCGAGCACACGGCCGGCCGATTCCGCGAACAGGACGCCGAAGGCTACGCGTTCGCCTGCTATCTCGTGCGCGAGCTTGGCATCACCAACAAATCGGAGATCGTGCGCCTCGTCGATGAGCACCGCGAGGCCCGGCAATTGGATGGCATCTCGCGCAACACCATCATTGCGTTGATGAATGATCCCACCGAGTTCAAAGCGGGCGAGATCGAGGACATCATCCGGCGTCGCTCCCTGCTCACCAGCGCTGATGCGTTGGACAAGGTGGAGGAACTGCTGAGCAAAGCCAAGTCCGCCAAAGACCTCGGCGCTGCCGCCATGGCCCTGACGAGCGTTTACAACGTCAAGCAGCTCAGCAGCGGCGGAGCCACGCGAATCAGTGGCAACACGCAGGACAGCACGAAGGCCAAAGGCTTCGACCACTTCATGCAGCTCGCCCAGGCCGAACTGCAAAAACGCCAGCAAACTGTTCTCGCCACAGCGCTGCCGGACGATTCCGGCCGCGTGGTGATCGAGGCGGAGACGGTGGCGGTGAGCGACCAGAATCAGGGACCGCGAACCCAGGACTCATGAATACACTACAGACAGCCCCGAGCGGTTCCCTGCATTCTGCTTGTTATGCCTCTCCGTGTGGCCGAGTGACGTTGTATTTGGGTGACTGTATGGACATCATGCCGCGCCTGACTGGCATAGACTCGGTTATCTCAGATCCGCCGTTCAGTTCACGGACTCATGCCGGACATGATGCGGTAAAAGGCGCGGGGCTGACTGCAAAAGATGGAAGCCCCACAGTCCGCGAGGTCATCAGCTATGGAGCATGGGGCGATGAAGAGGTGGCGGCAGTCTGCCGGATGCTGCCTGCGCACGGCTGGGCGTGCATCATCACAGATCACGTTCTCGCCCGCGACTGGGAACGCCGAATGAAGGAAGCTGGGCGCTACGTCTTCGCGCCGATACCAGTAATCGCACGCGGGCGCTCAGTGAGACTCACTGGAGATGGCCCAAGCTCATGGACTGACTGGCTGATACCGGCCCGCACAAAGGCGGAAATCAAATGGGGGACGCTGCCGGGAGTCTATGAAGGGAACAAGACAAGCATCGAGCACAAGGGCGGAAAGCCGCTGAACGCTATGTGCCGCATCGTGGAGGACTACAGCCGAGAGGGCGACACTGTGCTAGACTTCTGCATGGGAGCAGCAACAACGGGCGTCGCCTGCCTCCGCACGGGTAGAAACTTCGTCGGTATCGAGCGCGACCCCACGCACTACGCGAACGCTCTACAACGCATCACGAACGAACTGGCCCAAGGCGATCTTTTCGCGGGGCATAACGTGGAGGTCAGGCAAAAACAGGGCGCGCTCGACTCCACTTCACCCCCGACAAAAACGCCCTGATTTTTGCATGCACCGTTGTGTTATGCCCGAACAACCCAAAACATCACTACCATGAAACCGAACAAACCTGAAGACCCCGAGAAAATCAAAAATGAACGCGATGTGCTGCTCTCCACAGTGCAGTCGGCGCAACGCCGTGAACTGGAAGCAAACCGCACCATCGAACTGCTGGTGCTGGCCGGACACGTCAAAGAGGATCGAGTGGCCCAAGCGCGTGAACTCGCCAAGGCATAACACCCAAACTCACACACCGCATGAGCGCCGCTGACTCCGCAACCACGAACGACACAACCGCGAATGCGGTTGTGGTGCAGTGCCCTTGTTCGGCTTCGTGTCGAACTTGCAAACACTGGTCCGAGCAAAATGAGGGATTTGGGACGTGTGCCAATGCCGCGAACCGCGAGCTTTTGCGGGTGCTGGGCGGATACATGCTCTGCCATGCTGCTTTTGGGTGTGTGGTGCATGAGCCGAACAGTGATTATCCACACCAAAAGGGTGAATAACACCCGCAATTCCACACCATGAAACTCAACGAGATGCTTGAACAAGTGCGAATCACCTGCCGCATGCGGCGGTTGTCGTGGCAGACAGAGCAGTGTTATGCGGGATGGATTGCGCGTTTTGCGCGGCATGTGGCCCGATGTGGCGACGTGACGCGGGAGGAGAAGGTGCGCTTGTTTCTGGAACAACTGGCACAGCGGTGCTCGGCATCGACGCAGAACCAGGCTTTGAACGCCATCGTGTTTTTGTATCGCGATGTGATCAAGGAGCCGCTGCAAGACATCGGGCCGTGGGCGCGGGCGAAACGGCCCAAGCGGCTGCCCACCTGGCTGGCACCGGAGGAAATGCGGCGCATGCTGGAGGTGATGCCATCGGGCACGCGATTGATGGCGGAGCTGGCTTATGGATCGGGCCTGCGCATCGCGGAGCTGCTGGCGCTGCGCGTGAAGGACATCGACCTGAGCGCCCGGCTGGTCACGGTGCGCGGCGGCAAAGGCGACAAGGATCGCGTGACGTGCCTGCCGCAATCGCTGGTGTTCCGTTTGCAGGCGCACCTTGAGCGGGTTCGCGTGCTGTATGATCAGGACCGCGCTGCCGGTGCTGCGCCGATCTACCTGCCGAATGGACTGGAGCGCAAGTTCCCCAATGGCGGACGAGAGTGGACGTGGTTCTGGCTTTTCCCGGCCGGGCAGGAGTCGCGTGATCCGCGGCTCGGGAACTGGCGGCGGCATCATGTGCATGAAAACACGCTGGGCAAAGCGCTCAAACTGGCAGCCCGGCGTGCGGGCCTCACCAAGCGCGTCACGGCCCACACGCTGCGCCATTCCTTTGCCACGAATCTGCTGGCCGGTGGCGCCAGCATCACGCAGGTGCAGGAATTGCTCGGGCACAACAGCGTGGAAACCACGCAGGTGTATCTGCACTGCATCCCGCAGTTTGCCCAAACGATCACCAGCCCGCTGGATGCGCTGCCACAAGTGGCTAAGGTGGTGCCGTTTCAAAACGAAGATGCGGGCAGGAGTGCCCGCGCTCCCGTGGTAAGGAGGGCGGCATGAGTGCGATACAGCCGACACCGGAAACCGATCAAGCGTGGGCAAAGTGGCCTTATGCTGGGCCGGGAGTTCATGCAAACTTTGCCCGCAAACTGGAACGTGAGCGCGACGAGGCCCAAGAACGTGCCGAATCCAAACACGGGCTTTGGATGGCCGAACTAAGCCGCGTGACAGAGCTTGAAAAGCAACTCGAAGCCATGCGCAAGGCAATGCGCGAAGCCGCTGCCATTGTCGCCCAAATCCCCGTGGCCTATGATCACCGATTCTTCCGTGCCGGGCAATGGGCAAACGCAGCCCTCGCCCAACTCCAGCCTCATCCTTGCCCATGACCCCCGACGCCCAAACCCTCGCTTTCCAACTTCTCGCCGATTCGCAGCAGCATCATGGCATGCTGCCCAAGTTCACGGTGGATCAACTCATGGCCCTCGGGCCGGACGATGCAGTGGCGGCGATCGAGGCGCGGCGGGCGCGGATCGCGCTGGCGGATGAGGATCACTACAACCATGGCTGGTTCTTCAAATCGTGGGACGGCATCTTGTGGGAGACGTGTCGGCTGCGGGTGGATAATCCGGGCGTGCCGGTCACCATGGGCATCGGTGGCTCCAATGGCTCGGGCAAATCCATGGCGCTGGCGCGATTCCTGACGCTGGCGATGGAGCAGTGCGCGCCCGATCAACCGGAGCACCAGCGCACGTTTTGGACGTTCAGTTACGACGACGACAAAAGCGCGGAGGTGATCGAGAGCCAAATGCGATTCTGGCAACCGAATGAATACAAGACCGAAACCGGCCGGCTGAAAAAGCTCGCCAATCAAAAGATGGCCTACGATCGCGCCGGAGGATTCACGAACAACGAATGTGCGGTGATGAGCGGAGCGGTGTGCCGGTTCAAAACGTGGGCGCAGGACATCGGCAAGCTGGAAGGACCGCGCCCGACGTGCTCGTGGGGTGATGAGGCCGTTCCGGTGCAGGTGCTGGAAGCCGTCGAAAACCGCCTGCTCACCGCAGCAGAGTGGACGCACCAGAACATGCCGCGGTGGAAGGAATTGCTGGCGCAAAAGGAGCGCGAGCCGGAGCTGGCGTTTCCGCGTGAGCTGATCGGCCGCGTGATGGTCGGCGTGCAGTTTGTCACCTACACCTTCCGCGATGGCTACACGGACACCGTGCGCTGGTTCATGGATGGCAGCAAGGTGATGCGCGAGATCGAGGCCGATCCCGAGCTGCTGCCGCGTCGCGATGCCGATGGCAACATCCTGGGCGGCGAGCGCTTGCCCTGCCTCGTGCATTGCAAGAATCCCACGCGGCGGTTCCTGTGGATCTACGCCTGGGACAATCCGCTGGGCGGCAACTGGGACGGGATGAAGAAGGCGGAGAAGGACAGCCCGCGCAGCAAAAAGCTGTGGAAATGCTACGGCATCGCCGAAGGCACCGCCGATTCACCGTTTCCGAATTTCCATGTGCAGGTGCATGTGCGGCCCATCTCGTGGCTGCCGCCGCACGATCTCGGCACCTGGTGGATGGCCTGCGATCCAAATGCCACCGGCGGCCGGGCGTGGTTCATGCTCTGGGCCTTTGTGCTCGGCAAAGCGTGGAATCACTTCTCGCCCGGTGACATCTTCATCGCGCACGAATATCCGCAGACCAATGACAACGTGGTGGTGCCAGGGCAAAGCATCTTCACCGGTGAAGACTGCGAATGGGCCAAGACCGGAGGCAAGAACGGCATGGGCATCAAAGGCAACGCGCAGAAGCAGTGGCCCGTGGGCTACCAATTCCGCGCCGATGAGATCCGCCGCATCGAGGCCAAGCTGGGCCAGCTTCAAGGCGTCGCCGACATGCTCGGCACGCACGAACGCACCATGATCGACGTTTACGGCCGCCGCATCGCCGACTCGCGCAGCTCCAATGCTGTGAGTGAGAATCAGGACGGCGGCAAGACCATGATCGAATACATGGAGGACAACGGCATCTACTTCACCCAGGCCGGGCGCGATGCCGGCGGCGAGGCAGGCGGCGGGCGCGTGCTGCCGGGCGAGCAGAACATCAACAGCATGCTCATGTGGAACCGCGAGATCACCGTGCTTGACAACAAAACCGGTTTGATGGAAGCTGATCCCCAGCGAGGGCGCGGCCCTCGTGTGCGCATCGCCGACCACTGCACCAATTTGATTGGAGCCCTGCAGAACTACCCCGGTTTCGCGGTGCCCGGCGCGTCCACTTCCGCTTGGAAGGACCCCATCGACGTGCTGCGCTACCTCCTGAACGCGAACCCGTGTCATGAGGATTTGAGCGGCTGGGACTTTGGAGGGGGCAGTTACTGACCGACCACGCAGGGCGTGGAACGACGAAATCAGAATGACAAATGACATGAACATCATTGCACAGTTTATCTGGACAATCCGTGACGTGTTCGACGTTGTGGGATTGATTATTGTCGTCAGTGTTTTGCTGGCATTGTGGATCTGGCGCAAAATGGATGAACGCGCATATAAAATCGCGGACAAACAACGGCGAAAGATGGCTGAAGCAGCCACCGCAAAACCAAAGGAGGCGCAGCCATGAGTGAATTGACGGCACCGCGTTTGCGCTGCTACCTTCAGCGGCGTCCTTTTCTGCAGCATCAAACGGATGTGCTGTTGATGCGGGAGCATGAGGGGAAGCGGCATCGACTTCAGATGCAACTGATCGAAGTGGTGGACGACGCTTGTGAAATGCCTCCGACGTTCACGTTGCGATCCGATGAAGCGCAGGCGCTGGTGGATGAATTGCATCGCAACGGATTCCGGCCCACCGAGCAAATCCAAGAGCAATCCGCCCTGCCTTACATTACCGCGCATTTGAATGACATGCGGCGGCTGGTGTTTGAGAAGCATAACGTCGAAAATCAGGCGACGACGAGCGCCAAGCCTGATTTACACGACAGATAGCCCCCGAGCCGTTGCCTGCATTTTCTTTGTTCTGCTTCGATTTACCCATGAATACCCAATACAGATTTAGCCTTTGCGTCGAGTGCCCTGATGGCAAACGACATATCCAAGCCTTCAACGTGGACACCTTCGCTGCTCCTCAGCTCCAACCCTACGATCTATGCAGCGAGCCGATAACGGCAATGATGGCGGGCGGAGTAATGAGCATGGGAGCTGCCCGCATCGACACGGACAGGAAGCGACTCGCGGAGCAAGTATCCGCCGCCCTCACTGACGGCATCCTGACCGCCATCAAAGGCCGCGACCTACGCAACGGCTATGAGCAGAACAATAAAACTGTGCCGACCGAGGGCGGCGAAAAAACACTATGAAAACACAATCGACTACCACGCCGACCGAAGGTTGGCACCAGTGCCTGGTTCTGGCGTTCAAGCGCCTCAAATACATCCGATTCGGTGAACCATATTGGACGCACCGCTACCGCTGGCTCTACCTGCCGTGGGAATGGTCACGCAAGAAAAGCGCACATGGAGGCTGGTTCTTCCTGACATGGCGGACTCCCATCGAAATGTTCGTCGGAGTCGAAAACCTCTCCCGTTGGCAAAACAAACGCACGGCACGCCGTCGCCAGAACAGTGATTATCCACACCAAAAGGGTGAATAACGCCCGCAATTCCACACCACCATGCCTGTCATTGCCCAATCTCCTGCTGTGGAGCGTCATCAACAAACCTACCTGCAATGGTGGCAGGTGATGGAGATTTGTGAGGAGGCGGGGATCACGGTGAAACAGGCACGGCTCATGCTGGATGAGGAGAGCGGGGCGCGGAAGTATTTGCCAAAACGCTCGCGGCCCTTATACATCCGGCGTGTCGTGCTCAGTCTCTTTGGCCTGCTGGAGGAGGATTCCCCAGCGTAAGGCCGGGCGAGGAATAATCCTTTCCTTTCACTGCCATGAGCGATTCCGACGACACCCTGCACGAGCTGGAAACTGAGGCTGCGACCTCAGCGGCCGGCAGCAGCGAGCCATCCCTGCACACTCAAAAACTGGTGGAGGAACTGGAGCGCGAAACGGGCGATCTGGGGTCCTGGCTGACCACGGCTCGCGCCAATGAGGAGAACCTGCTGGCGATCTGGGACGGGCAAAGCGACGACGCCAAGAAGTGGGAGAAGAATTACAGCGAGCGCGTGTTTCCGTGGGACGGAGCCAGCGACACGCGGGTGCGGCTGATTGATGCCACCTCCGATGAACTGGCCTGCCTGTGCGTGATGAGCGTGTTCAGCGCGGATCTGCGTGTGATGGCGATGGAAGCGAGGGACGTGGACGCGGCGGGCCGGGTGCAGACGCTGATCAATTACGAGCTGAAGCAGCGCCTCCGGGCCGAGCTGTGGCGCGAGCTGAATTTCCTCGCGCAATGGCAGCAATGCTTTGGCCATGCCATCATGCACGTGGGCTGGAAGCAGGAATGGACAACCGGCCGCGAGTCCCTGAGCGAGCAGCAACTGGCCGAGATGATGGCGCAGGAAGGGCTGATGGAGATGGAGGCGATGACCGGCCAGCCTGTGGATGAGCAGCAGGCCGTGCTGATTCAGGAGGTGAGCCTTGCCACGGTGCTGGATGCGCTGGAAAGCGGCGGCCGTGCGCGGGAGATCGAGGGGCTGATCATGCGCCGCTTCCCGACCATCACCGAAAAGCGGGCCAAGCAAATCGTGAAGGACATTCGCGCTGAGGGCGTGGCGGAGTTTCGCCTGCCGGTGGCCAAACCGGGCCGCCCGACGGTCAAAGCGCTGACTCCGGGCATTGACGTGCTTTATCCCGGCTGGTGCGATGCGGTGACGGATGCACCCTGGGTGGCGATGGTGGTGCGGCTGAGCGAGCCGGATCTGCGGGCCAAGGTGAACGAAGGCTGGAGCAGCGAGTTCATCGACGCCATGCTGGATGCCGGGCCTTCGCCCGTGCTCGACACCTCCATTCTGGAGCGCAATTTGAGCAGCCAGGTGAACCGCGTGCCGAATGGCCGCACCCGCGAGAATTTGCAGCGCAGGCTGGAGCGCAATGGCGAGTGCTACGAGTGCTTTCATGTGTTTGTCCGCGTGGTGGACGAGGAAGGCATTCCCGGCACGCAGGAGCTGGTGCTGCGCCCGGACCTCAAGAGCAAGGACGGCGGGCACATTCTCGGGCTGGACCGGCTGCTGGACTACTGGCACGAAGGCGGCTGCTTTGTCGATTTCCGCCGCGAGTGGAAGACGCGCAGCCTGTGGCAAGCCCGCGGACTGCCGGAGATGCTGGGCCCGTCGCAATGGGAAGTGAAGCATTTGCGGGACAGCCGCATGGATCGCACCAGCCTCGCCACGCTGCCGCCGACTCGCGTGAATCCGCGCCGCCTGCCGGGCAATCAGGGCAAGTGGGATGTGAAGCCCGGCACCAAGATCCCGGCCACCGAGGGCGACAACACCGATTTCATGCGCGTGCCGCCGATGGATGGCAGCAGCCTCGAAATGGAGGCCAGCATCCGCCGCGATGCCGCCGATGTGGCCGGACGTGTGCATCCCGAACTGCCACCGACGAAGATCGACCTGCAACGCCAGTGGATCGTGAACGGTTTCCTCACGCAGGCCCGCGAGGTGGTGCTGCGCATCCTGTCGCTGGATCAGCAATTCATGAGCCCGATTCAGGTGAGCCGCGTGATCGGCTCCGGGCCGATCCCGTATCAGGTGACCCGCGAGGAAATCGCCGGGCAATACGATCTGGTGATGAGCTTTGACGTGCGCACGCTCGATCCGAAGTTTGTCACCGAGCGCTGGGCGGCCATCAACGAAGCGCTCAAGACCGACCGCAGCGGCGCGCTCAATGACGTGGCACTCACTCGCTGGAAGCTGGCCAGCATCGACCCGAATCTGGCCGATCTGGCGATGCTGGACATGCAGGCCAAGAGCAAGCAGGAGGTGGAGGAGGAGCGCACCGCGCTCGGCAAGCTCATGCTCGGCATCGAAACGGTGCCGCCGGAGGGTGCCAATGCCCGCGTGCGGCTGGAGACGCTGCAAGGCGAGATCCAGCGCAATCCGAAAGCGCTGAGCCAGTATCAGCAAGACCCGCTTTTCCGCGATTCCGTGGACAAACGGCTGGCGAAGTGGGAATTTGACCTCACGCAGCAGGACAACGCCCGCATCGGCGCCACCGGCTGGGAGCCTGCGATGAAGGAACCGACCGCGGCGGAGAATCTGGCGGGAGCCACCGGCGTGATGCCGCAATGACGAATTTGAAACCATGAGCACGATGCTGATCGAAACCATTCTCGAAGGCGGGCACCTGACGCAGGAGGAATGCCAGAAGGCGCTGGCGGGCAAGCAGGGCACACCGGAGGTGCAGGCGTGCATCTCGTGGATCGAGTATCACATTGGCCTGGCGCACCAGGACGCGGAGGACCAGCACGGACCGCGGCGAGATGAGGCCTGCGGCGCGGCCAAGGCGCTGCGAAAACTGCGCGAGGACCTGAAGGAGATGCTGGTGAGCGTGCGGCGGGAGGAAAGCTGAGAGGCTTTTTACTATCCCAATCTGCCCCAATGTGCCCCAATCTATCCGCTGGGAACGGCGGAGGATGACAGAGTGGCAAGGAGTGTGGTTCGGTGGGCCTCATGCGCGGCAGGGCTGTGCATGACTTATGGCAAAACCATCCAAAGCAGGAGGTGATTCAGCCTCCACTCCCGTTCAGGAAGCGGCACCGCAGCCAGCGGTGGCGCGTGCGGCGTCGGGACGCCGTGCCGAGAGCCCGGACCTCGCCAAGTCCGAGCAAGCCGCCATGCAGGCGGCGGAAGCCATGGCCGCAGAGCTGGCCGGTGTCGTCATGGACGAGCCGACCGAGGAAGTGACCAAGAAAGCTGCCGCTGCGAAGAAGGCGGAACCCCAGGCCGATGCTGACGCATCACGCTCCGACGATCCCGACGACGGACCGCAGTTCAATCCCGACGCGCCGATTCTGGCCGACGAGGAAGACAACGGCGATCTGACCGACGACGACGCAGCGGCGGAAGGCGCGGCCGAGACAGAAGACGAATCCGAACACGAAGACGACGACCCCAAGGTTGCCGCCCTCAAGAAGGAGAACTTCAAGCAGCGCGAGAAGAAGCGCGAGCTTGAGGCGCAGATCAAAGCCCTCGCCGATGAAAAAGCCGAGCTGCAACGCAAGCTGTCCACGCTGGAAACCACGCCCACCGCGATGCCGGACCTCGGCATCTACGCGGAGGCCAAAACGGTGACCGACGTGGAAAAGCTGGAAGCGCAGCAGAGCCAGTTTGTCGATTACCTGGAAAGCCTGCTGGATGACGTGCAGGAGGTTTACACCCTCCCGACCGCCGCCGGACAGGAGCAGGAGTTCACCCGCCAGCAGCTCCGCGATTACCTGCGCGGTGCCAAGGCCAATGTGAAGATGGCCGACAAAGCCCGCAAGGCGCTGCAAATCTCCCACGAGGCGGAAGCCAAAGCCCGCAAAGTGTATCCCTGGGTGTTTGACCCCAAGGCCAAGAACAACGGCGTGGTGCTCGATCTCGTGCAGGAAACCCCGGCGCTCAATGCGCTCCCGAACAAAGCCCTGCTGCTTGGCCGTCTGGCCATCGGCAAGATGGTGGAGAGCGGGAAATACTACCTCGTGCCTTACGGGACCAAGAAGCCCAAGGCGCAGGAAGCGGAGGAACGTCGTCCCACTGTCTCGGCCGCACCGTCTGCCGCGCGCCGCAGCGCCCCACCGGCGCGGACCAAGGAAAGCGTGCTCGACCGGATCAACCGCGGGGACAGCCAGGCCGCCGAAGAGGCCGCCATGGAACTGCTCAACAGCCATCCCGGCCTGTGAGCTCACTCACACCAAACCCATTCCTGAAAGGACAATACAATGCCTCAAACCTTTGAACGCTCTCAAGTCGGCAAGCGCGAATCGCTTTCCGATGTCATCGCCGTGGCCGATGCCAAGAAGACGCCCCTCTTTGCCACCATCCGCAAGGGCTCCGACCCTGCCAACAGCCTGTTCTCGTGGCAGGCCGACGCCTACGCCACGCCGCAATCCGGCGCGATCGTGGACGGCTCCGACGTGAGCACCACCGAAGACGCCGCCGAAAACCGCCGCCTGCTCTCCAACTACACGGAAGAGTTCCGCCGCACGCCCAAAGTCAGCAAACGCTCGGAGCTCTCCGACGTGGCTGGCATCGGCATGAAGAAGGAAATGGCCAAGGCCATCGTGAAGAAGCAGTTCGAGATCAAGCGCGACATCGAGGTCGCCTGGTGCTCCGACAACGTGGCGCAGGCCGACAACGGCACCGTCGGCTATCGCGGCCACGGCCTCGGCTCGTGGATCAAAGCCACGGCGCAGACCGTGCTCCCGGTGGACAGCCTGTTCCTCACGCCTTCCGCCAGCATCGACACCACCGCGATGGCGTCCCTCACCACCGCTTTGGCGAATGGTGTGATGGAAAGCCAGTATGGCGTCGTCGGTGCGGAGATGAGCTACATGCTCCTGTGCGGCACCAGCCTGAAAAAGCAGTTCACCAAGATGGTGGGCTATCAGCCCGACGTGGCCAGCAACACCGCCATCAAGCGCACCTCCCGCGGCGATGAAGGCAAGTGGATCGACAACATCCAGGTGTTCACCGGCGATTTCGGCACTTACGAGCTCGTGCTCAGCAACTGGCTCGGCTGGAACTACTCCACCAGCGCCAACAGCACCTATCGCGGCTATGCCCTCGACATGGACATGCTGGAGTGCCGCTGGCAGCAGCCGGTGAAGTATGACCCGCTTCCTGATCTCGGCGGCGGTCCTCGTGGCGTGATCAGCGCCATCGTGGGCCTGTGCGTCAAGAACCCGAAGGGCCTCGGCAAATTCGCGGCCACCTCGTAAGCCGCGCCTCCCATCTCCGGCGGCAGGTGATGAGCCTGCCGCCGGGGAATCCCCTCACCAAACCCATTTCACACCCTCTTTTGAAAGGACACCATCATGGCTGACCAAGCAGTTACCCTCGCCACGGCGACCAGCGCCTCCAAAGGCATCAAGATCGAACAGCTCTCCGCGGAGCAGAAGCGCCAGACGGGCTTCTCCCACTACTTCCGCATCCCGTTCGACATCCTCAACACTTCCACCTGGACCACCCAGGGCGATACCGTCACGGTGACGCTCGGCTCCACGCCCACGAAGTTCATCGTGGACAAGGCGGCGGTGAACATCTCCACCGCGTTTGCCACCACCGGCACGCTCACCATTCAGGTGGGCACGGACGGCGACCCGGACAACTTCATCGACGCGCAGGACGCCAAGACGGCCGCGGTGCTCATCGGTGCCAGCGGCGCGGTGCCCGTCACGGAGGCCGGCACCATCGGTGTGGCCAGTGACGTGCTCGTGGCCCGTTTCACCACGCAGAGTGCCACCGGTGCCCCGGCGGACATCACTGCCGGTGTGGCCGAGGTCTTCCTCAGCGTGGTCAACGTGGACGACATCCTTTGATCCGCCCTCACGCGGATCTCACCCGCTTGCCTGGAGACGGGCACGACACACCTCGGGCGGTTCTGGTCACTCTTCATGGTTGACCGGGGCCGTTCGAGGGTGCGGCGGGAGCTTCATGCCTTTTCACCTTTCATGCACACCGAAGCCCAGACTGAGACGTTTCTCGATTCCATCGCGCAAACAGGCGGCCACGAGCTGCTGAAGGCGGTGGAGGACGAGTTTCGCATGGGCTGGGAGATGGAGAAGGTGATGGTGGAGATGGAGCGCAATCGCATGGCGGAAGCCTGCACCCGGCTGGAAAGCGCTGCGGTGGATGGACTCGGCCGCGTGGAGATGGACATCCCGGCCGCGAGTTATTATTACTGGATTCACGAGGGCCGGAAGCGTGGCGAAAAGCACATCTGGCGGCACAAGGAATTCCGCGAGGACTTCCGCAAGAAGAACCCGCAGTTTGCAGTGAGGTATCGCAGCGCCAAGCCGCGCAGCGGATGGACGCCTGAGATGAATACCCAGCGGGCAGGAGTGCCCGCGCTCCCTTCTGCTGGCATCGTGGCTGGCAGTAAATACGGACTGGGGGTGGCGGCATGAGGGGCCTCGCATTCAAGACGCTGCGCGATGGCATCCTGGACGATCTGGGCCGCACGGGCGACACGAGCACCACGATCCTCACGCAGATCACCACGGCGCTGAATCAGGCGCTGGACATCGCTTATCCGTGGATGACGAGCGGCTGGCCGGAGCTGCGCAAGGCGACGAGTGAAACGGTGACGAGTCAGGTGATCGATCTGGACACCGTGGGCAGCGGTTACTGGGGAGTGAGCCGCGTGATCCAAGTCACGCGCAATCATCCGCACACCGATGACCAGCCGCGCCCGGTGGAGTTCACCATCACGGGCAGCGGCATCGTGGTGCGTGGCGATGATCTGCCGAGCACGCTTTACGTGGAGCACATCGAGGCTCCGCCGGTGTTTGCGAACACGCTGTGGGCCACGGCGACGCCTTATGCGGTGGGCGATGTGGTGCTGCAAACGAACGATGCCTACTACTGCACCACCGCGCACACCAGCGGCACGTTTTCCACGGATCTAGCCGCCTCCAAATGGGCGGTGCTGAAGGTGCCCGCCTTTCTCCACATCCCCCTGCGCACGGCTGTGACGGCCTACGTGCGCGGCACGGGTGCCCAAGACCAAACCAAACAACAACTGCTGACGCTGGTGGAACGCCAGCTCGAAGCCGTGGCTTTGCGCTACGAAAACCACTCTTAACTATGAATGCCCTCCAAACCTCCGACCGCCAAAGCGCTGCCGCGCCGAGCACTTATGCCATCGACACGGCCAATCAGACTGTTTTCACCCTTGCCGCCGGTGAGGTGGGATTCATCCAGAATCTGGATGATGCCGCTCTGGCGGTGAAGCTGGGCGCATCGGCCAGCACCACCTCGCTTTCCATGATCCTGCAAGCGGGCTCCGCGGCGGATGATGGCAAAGGCGGTTTCACCTACATCACCGATTATACCGGCGCGGTGAGCGTGTGCGCGATGAGCGGCACGGCGCGCTACATCGCCTGGAAGCGCGCGCTTGGCTGATCTTTTCACCCCTTCCCTGCCCTGCTCATGAATCTGCTGCTGCGCACTGCTTCGCAAATCGTGAACCCGCTGGCCCGTCAGCGGTTCATGGGGTTTGGGACGGCTCCGGGCGGGGCGGCGGCGTTTAGCCCGTTGTCGCTCTCGCCGTCAACGTGGCTGGATGCCTCGCAGGAAACGCTGACGAATGGGGATGCCGCGCAGCCGCTGGATTTCAGCGGGAACGGTCGGCAGTTCAAGAATGCGACCTCGACGCGCAGGCCGACCTTCACGACGAATCAACAGAACGGGAAGCCGGGTTTTGTGTTCGACGGCGTGGATGACTACGTTTTGCCGGATGCGGGAATCGCGGTGAAGTGGGTGTTCTTGGTGGCGAAGCACAACGGCGCAACGTTTCCGGGCTTCTCGGGCTTTTACAACAACCTGAAAGACAGCGGCGGAGATCACACTTTTATCGGCAACAGCGGCGGCACTACGCTTTTCGCCTTTCACGGCAGTCTCGGGACGGTGACTTACCGCTTCAATCGAGCCGTATCCGCCTCTCGCGCCGCGCCGATGAATGCGGCAGGGCTGATGGTGGCGAAATTCGGCACGGCGGTGTCGTCCGGTCTGCGATTGGGCCTTGGTGGCGACCGCCTTTTTGCGGGCCGCTGGTTCAACGGGACCGTGTTCGAGCTTTTGGAGTTCACCGCAGATCTGGCTGAAGCGGACTGCACCGCCTTAGAAAACTATCTCGCCGCTAAATGGGGCACTCCTTGATTCATCATGACGCGCGGACTTATCATCATTCAATCGGCTCATGTTCCTAGCGCCATTGCTTTGGCGACGGCTTCGCCGTTTTTGATGTCCGAAGAAGCGGCGGCGAATCTGTGGGTGCCATGCGCCAGTGCCACCGGCGCGGAACCGGCCACGCATCATTGGTGCGGTGGCAGTTTTACGCCTGAGCACTGGAGCGCCATCCTGGGCCTTGCGATGCTGCTGCCGTGGGCGGATGCGCACGAATACGATTTGATCGAGCAGCCGGACTATCCGCGCTCGCGACTGGCTGCGCTGAACCTTTTACCGCTGGAGGTGCCGCAAACGTGAGCATTATGGATGATAACCAAGAAATCATCAAACTGGGGACTGTTCATGGGTGGGTATTCAAAATTTCTCTGTGGGCGGCTCCGTTGTTCTTTGTTTGGACGGTTAACACCATCCTCGCTCACGATCGCGACATTGCCGTGATGAAGATGCAAATCGCGATGCAAAGCGGTGGCAAGGGGAACATCTCCAACAGCATCAACATGGGCAGTGCGGAGGCGGACACCGAGATGGTGGACAGCGCCAAAACGTGGCTGACCACGAAGGATGTGGCTACTCGCGAGGGCTGCGACGAGCGCACGGTGCTGAATTACATCGCTGCCGGGCAGATCGAGCCCGTGCCGGTGAAGGTGGGCAAATCGTGGCAGATCGCCGAAAATTTCCGCATCGTGCCGAAAGATTCCGAAACAGGCGGAACGGTGGCGAATGCGAAGCTGAAACCGGATGACGAGGAGGAGGCCAAACCATGAGCGCGCCGCAACCCATCGTTTATTTTGTGATCAACGGCATTCACACGAATCCGGGGGATGCGAATGCGTGGACGGATGAGGCGGCGACGTGGCTGAATCTGAACACGCCGAAGCACGTGCAGGCGGAGAAGTTTGAATACTTCACCACGGCGCTGACTCGCTGGCTGCATCAAGGCAAGCGCGCGAAGGAACTGGCGCTGAAGGCGCAGAAGTATGCGGTGCAGGGCTACCGCGTGCGGATGATCGGGCACAGCAATGGCTGCGATCTGATCGCGCGCGTGATCAACCTCGGCGTGCGCGTGGACTCGGCGCATCTCATCGCTCCGGCGGCCCAGGATGACGACTTTGCCATCATCGCGGAGCAATCGCTGGCGCGGCAGATTCACATCTACGGCAGCCGCAATGACAAGGCCCTGCAAGCGGCGACGCTGAGCCAGAAGGCACTGGGCTGGCTGGGGCTGGGCTTTGGCAGCCTCGGGCTGCGCGGGGCCGAGCTGGCGCAACGCTACCCGGCGCGCGTGCAAGATCACAGCCGGGACCATTACGGGCACGGCACGTGGATCGGCGGGCTGGCGCTGCCGGGCACGCTGACGGAGATCCTGCACAACGACGGGCTGAAGCCGAAACCCTGAATTTCAAACCGCACGCTGAAGCGTGAACAACGAACTCAATCATGAACCTCCCCAAATGCCTGCTGCTGATGACCGTGCTTCTGGCACTGGGCTTTCTGCTGGGTGTGGCGCTGGAGACGGTGGGCACGGCGAAGACGGCGGGAGCGCTGGCGGCGGCGATGAGTTTGATGAGCTTTGGCGCGATCACATGGTTCCGCTTTCGCGGAATGCTGGAAGGGAGGCCGCATGAGTGAGGTGCTGGATCGCCTGTGCGCGAACTGCGCGCAGTTTGGCCTTCGCGTGCGTGCGGAGTGGCTGGCCACGTGGCCACCCCGCACGAAGGCGCTGCCGGTGTGTGACGATCATCGCGGCTTTCATGAGCGGATGTTTGAGATGAAACCGCTGTGCGCGGTGCTGCGCCCGGCGCGGAAACTGAAACCTGAATTTGAACTTGCATGAAAACCCTGCGCATCTTCCTCGATCCCGGCCACGGCATGAGCAATCGCCGCAGTGGCGTCTATGACCCGGGCGCGACCGTCAAAGTGGGCCGTGAGGAGATCACGGAGGCGGAGATCGTGATGGACTGGGCGAACGAGCTGCGGGCGCTGCTGCAGGCGCGCGGGCATCACGTGGTGCGCAGCCGGATCAATGCGACCGATCCGGCTCCGGTGGGCGAGCGCGCGGCGGTGGCGCTGAAGCACAACTGCGAGCTGTTCATTTCCTTCCACTGCAACGCGGCGAATGGCAAGGCACAGGGCACGGAGACGTTTTACCGCAGCGCGGCGGGCCAGAAGCTGGCAGCGGCCTGCCAGGCGGCCGTTTTGAAAGGGCTGGGCACGAAGGACCGCGGCCTGAAGACGGAGCAGCAGAGCCAGCACCCGCGCCTCGCCGTGCTGGCGCATCCGGTGAGCTGCCTGATCGAGCTGGGCTTCATCGATCACGACGGCGATCGCGCCAAGATGCTGGATGAAAAGCTGATGCTGCTGACCTGCGGGCTGCTGGCGGATGCGATCGAGGCCGCGGCGCTGCAAATCAATGTCCCCTCCAAACCGACACGCTGAAGCGTGAACAACTTACTTTCTTTCCCTTATGGCAACGCACAAATATCGAGTCTATGACCGCACGACGGGCCAATACCTGACGCCGGAGCTGGCGGATGTGCTGGACACCGTGACACTGGCCAGCGTGGCGACGACCAGCGGCAGCGCGGAGGTGACCTGCACGAGCACCACTGGCATTTACCCGTTCATGAGCTTCGCCGGGCCAAACATCCCGCTGGGGGCGTTTGTGCGCAGCGTGAAGAACGCGACGACGCTGGTGCTGGGCATGGTGATGGCGCGGCCTGCCACGTGGGTGACCTCGAAGGCGTATGTGGTGGGCGATTTGGTCTATGACTTCGCCCGGGATCTGGCGTTTCGCTGCACGGTGGCGCACACTTCGAGCGCCAACAGCATCAAGGCGGGCGGTTTCCAGACGGATTTCGAGGGCGGCAAATGGACGCCGATTGAGCTGCCGTTCATCGGTCCGGCCGCGGCCGATGCGTCGGGATCGTCGCTGACGGCGATGTGTCACGGTTTCAATCCGGTGGCGATTCCTGAATACGTGTTTGATGGGAGCACGTTCAACTTTGAATTTTCCCCGGCCTACAAGGCCACGACGCTGAGCTACAACGGCAACGCGGTGATCAGTGCGCCGCCGATGATCGGGGGCTTTGTGCCGGTGCCGGGCAGCGGCATGCAGACGACGGCGACGCCGACGCTGGTGGTGAATGATCTGCGGATCGCGGTGCCGGACAGCGTGGCCGGTGTGCCGCCGCGCGCCCGCCGCATTGTGGTGAGCCATTACCACCTGGTGCACAGCACGGGTGCGGTTTCCAAGATCCCCGCCGGGCAGGACATCCAGATCGTGCGCACGGGCGCGGGAACGTGACCGGCCTGCGGCTGAAAGGATGAAGGACGAATGAAGAATGACGAACTCTGAACTGACTCATGCGCGACAACATCGAAACCACGCCGGGCATTCCCGTCAGCACGCCGATCCCGGGTGTGCTGGGCTGGCGCTTTTCTGTGCCAAAGACCTCCGTGCGGCAAAGCATGATGCCGACGATTTACGAGACGACGTATGCGGCGTTTGATGCACCGAACAAAGTGCGGCAGGATGAGTTCGGTGATCACATTTTCTGCGGGGATGAGGACGAGGGGATGTATCACACGTTCCTCTTTATGCCGGATCGCAGCACGTCGCGCACGACGGTGATCCCATCGCTGAGCCCGCCAATCTCGCAGGATCATGTTTGGAAATCGTGCCTGCTGGAGCTGGGGGCGCTGGAGGATGCAACGCAGCCGCTGAACTTTGAGGTGGGCGGCGTGACGACGGAGGTGCCGCGCCTTTTTGGCCGGATGCACCTGCTGCCAGGCGGGAACTACGCGACGGAGATCGATGTGGAGACGTTTGTTTCCGATCGCCCGTTCACGCGCGAGGAGATGGGACGGCTGGAGGAGCAGGTGACGACTCGCCTGCAATGGCAGGGGCGCAATCTGAGCGTGGATCTGGACTGCCTGCACGGGCTGGTGGAGTTTCCGGAGACGAATGAGAGCGGCACGCCGCTGAGCGGCTGGGGAACGGTGAACAAACCGCTGGTGCTGAATGGAAAGACGATTTATCCTCCGACATCGATGCCGAAGTGGCGTCGGTATTTGTTCCGCCAGAGCCACGAGCTGGTCGGCGGGATGTGGAGGCTGACGAACTATTATGCGAATCCGCCCGCTGGTGCGCGGAAAATCCTGAACGCTGCTGTATGACGAACGCGGAACGCTTTGCTGCCCTGAATCTGCCACCGCCACCCGCGGCGGCTCCCCTGCCGATGACCAGCGGCCTGCTGCCGATGGGCGGCGCGCCTGGCGTGGCCAATTCGATGCGCGGCATGGATGCGGAGCGCGGGCTGCGCGGGAGCGAGGGGCCGACGGGTGCGACGGGTGCGGCAGGACCGCAGGGCGATGCGGGACCGGCGGGCGCGGATGGTGCGACGGGGCCGCAAGGACCGCAGGGTGACCCGGGACCGACGGGCCCCACAGGTCCAACAGGTCCGCAGGGCGATCCGGGACCTCAGGGCGATCCGGGACCGCAGGGCGATCCGGGACCGCAGGGTGATCCCGGCCCGCAAGGTGCCGAAGGACCCGCAGGCCCCGAGGGCCCGAAGGGCAGCTTTGTTTCGACTCGCGCGGGGATTTACGAACTGGCGTGCATGGAGATGACGCGGCCGTTCTTTGCACACATCGGGCCGAAGGGGGAGCCTCTGCCGGAGAAGTTCCTGGCGGCGATCACGGGGCCGGTGTTCCGCTTTGGCAGCAGCGATGGCCGACACGAGCTGTGCTTTGGCGTGCGCGCGGAATTCCCGACGTGGTTCATGCCGGATGCGGATGAGGCGCAGCGGGTGCATTCGGTGAAGTTCTGGAATCAGGAATACCTGAACGCGGCGCCAGCGACTGCGCCCGAGGTGAAGCCGCTTCCCGCGCCGATCCAAGCGCAAGCCATGCAGCACAATGAAACCCTGCCGTGCGGCTGCCATCCGGCGGATCATTTTGATGTGAATTGTCCGTGCGACGCCGCGTGACAAGCAATGCTTTTTCCTCTATTCATCCACTCAACCATCACTTTCTCTTATGCCAGTCTCCAATCAAAACATGGGATACGATCCGCGCGAAATGCTGGCGACGTTTTACCAGCAGCAGAACGAGGCGCTGGGCAATTACTACAACCCGAGCTATGCGATGCAGCGCGGCGGGGCGATGGGCTTTGACGTGCTGCCGCCGCAGCCGGGCCAGACGCGGCCGCCAATGCCGATGCCTTCGCCGGGTGTTTCACCGCTGCCTCCGCCTGCGGTGGGCGGTCCGCCGATGATGCCGCCGCCGATGGCGGGGATGCAGATGCTGCCCTTTGGCGGCTACCGCGCAAATGGCGGGCCGGTGATGCCGGGCCGTGCCTACGTGGTGGGCGAACGCGGGCCGGAGCTGATGGTGCCGCAGGTGCCGGGGACGATCGTGCCGAACACGGGCGCGGCATCGAGCCCGATGAACCGCCCCTATGCGGAGCTGGCGGGCAGCACCACGGGAAGTCTGGCGAATCGCGGCACGCGCCCGGTGGGCCGCAGCGCGAATGATCCGCAGCGCATGAATGAGATGGCGATGCGCCGCCTGCGCAGCCAGGGGGACATCGTGGGCGCGGCGCGCTTGGCGAACTCGAATGCGTGGCTGGAGGCCCGCATGGGCGGTCCGGCGATGCGGGCGCCGATGATGCCGATGATGATGCCGCCGCAGCCTTCTGCCAATCGCGCCCCGCTGCCGATGCCGCTGCCCTCCACACCGATGAGCGGGCCGGATGCCACCGTTCCGGCAGCGCCGAGTGCGCCGGAGATGCCTGCACCGGCCGCGCCGGAGCCGCCGCCGAGTTTTGAGCAGGCGTTCAATCAAAGCCCGCTGGCGGGTGCCGGACCTGCGCCGCTGGGCCAGCCGCTGCCGCCGATGCAGGTGCCTGCGGGCACGCTGTCGCGGATGCCGGGGCTGGATCAGGGCGCGTTCAAGGGCGCGTATCAAGAAGCGCCGCCGCTGATGAGCACGGTGCCGATCCCGGGCACCGATCAGGTGCAGCCGTTTGTGATGGGCCAGCCGAAGGGTTCGCCCGTGAGCCGCGCGCAACCGCCGAAGCCTGCGGAACCGCCCAAGGTGCCGGACGGCATCCAGTATGAAAAGGACGCGCTGGGCAACATCACCGGCGGCAAGTATCCAGCCTGGGATGAGGCGCGGCAAACGTGGGTGATTCGCAGTATGGATCTGGATGGCAATGGCGTGGTGTCTCCGCAGGAGCGTGCCGCTGCCAATGCCGGGGCTGCCGCGGGTGCGCCTGCGGCGGGTGCCACGCGGGCACCGAGCTCGTTCCTGAATGCGCTGAAATTCTGATTCCTCTTTCTCTATGCCTTACGATCCGCAGCAGCTCGAAACGGATGTGTCATTCCTCACGCAGCAGCCGGGCTGGCAAGATCCGGCCCAGCGCACGGAGTTCATCCGCAGCACGGGGGTGCAATCGCGGGCGTATTTGCCGCCGGAGGATCATGCGCAGTTCATGAGCGAGCTGTGGAATCGCGCGGATGATCGCGGGATGATTTCCAAGGCACTGGACTGGACGGGCACGGCGATCAGTGAGGTGGTGAAAAGCGGTCCTGCGATGGCGGCGGGCGCGGCGTTTGCCGTGGGCGATGCGCTGGGCGTGACGGATACGGGCAGCGGCACGCGACTGGAGCGCGGCGTGACCAATCTGGTGGATCAAACCGGCCAGACGCTGAAGCAACTGGCCCCGGGCGAAAGCATGCAGGCCAAGCGCGATGCGGCGCTGGAGGCGCTGCGCACGGATCTGGATGCGGGCCGTGTGCCGGCGGATTTTGAGCGCTGGGCAGCGGGTGAGTTTGACAGCGAAGGCAAACCGGATGCGGAGACGCAGCAATTCATCGATGCGCTGCGCGGCGATTATGCCCGGCTGGCGGTGGAGGCGGATCAAATCAATGCGTCGCAGGATCAGGAGAAGGTGCGTGCTTTCATGGAGAGCGACCGCTCACCGACTCGGCCGGACAGCGACATCCCGGGCGTGCCGGGACCGCGTGAACTGCTGGCGGATTACCTGGCAACGCGTGATCCTTCATCCTGGGAGGCTTTCAAAAATCGCGTCACGGAAACCGATCAGCAATACCGGACACGGCTGCAACGCTGGACGGCGGAGCAGCGCAGCGGCACGGCGGAGACGCTGGCGCAGATGCCGGAGGGGCTGAACAAGGAGATGACACAGCGGGCGTTCGACATTCAGACCAGCCCGATCGATCTGGCGACGGCGGCGCTGCCTTTTCTGCGCGGTGCGAAGGCGCTGCAAGCGGCGCGCACGGGCGGTGTGCTGGCGCAGACGGGCCGTTTGGCCGCTGGTGCTGGGAAGGAGGCCCTGCAAGAAGGCGTGACGGAGAAACTGCAGGATGCACGTGCGACGGCGGGCCAAGTGTTTGAAGCCGCTGCGATGGGCGCGGTGGGCGGCGCGGCGCTGGAGACATCGATGGCCGGTGTGGGCGCGCTGCTGCGCCCGGCTGGGGTCGGACAACCGATGTCCGAGGCCCCGGCGGCGGATGGGGCGGACATGGCGGAGGATACGGGCGATTTGACGGCGGCGGATGTGGCCGATCTGGAGCCGCAGCCGACGCCGCCACCTGCGGCAGCACCGCCGCGGCAGCCGATCCTGACCGGCGTGCCGGATCGCATGGGGCGCATGCGGGAGACTTCGCTGAACGAGGAGCCGGTGATGGAGGGCGATGTGATCACGGATCTGCGCATTCCTCGCAGTCCGGAGGCGCTGGCGGAGAGCCAGCGGATCGAGAATGCCCGGCTGGTGCAGGAGGCGAAGCTGCGGGCGCAGGATGCGAAGGCGCGCGGCATGCCGATGATCGCGGACAATCCGAACGGCAGCCGGGACATTCTGGACTGGGCGAACGAGAATCCGATCTACCTGCCGCCGGGCTTCAGCACGGATCGCAAGCTGCCGGAGTATGAGGCGCTGGGCCGCAATCCGCTGCCGAGCTACTGGCGGCAGTTTGTGGCGAGCGGGAAGCAGGGCGGGAATCCGGACACGATCGCGCAGCGGGCCTATGACAAAGGCTTCATCGCGGAGCCGACGGCAGATGCGTATATCAATGCGCTGCAAGAAGGCATCGCCGCCCGCCAGCAATACCGCGTGCAGTTTGCGGAGCGTGACAAGGCGCTGGCGCAGGAGGAAAAGCGCGTGGTGGATTTTGAGAAAACGCAGGGCAAGCTGGCGAAGAAGCCCGCGGCGCAGGAGGTGACGTTCGAGGACGTGGTGCCGGGGGATCGCATGACGATCGATGGCGAACCGGCCGTGGTGCGGAACGTGGAATACAACGAGGACGGCTACCTGACGAACGTGGTGATCGAGGACGGCAAGCGCTTTGGCCTGATGCAGTTTGATCCGCAGACGCGCGGCGGGCTGCTGGTGGATGAGTTCAAGCCCAAAAGCTCCACGCCAGCACCAGCGCCCAGCCGAGCAGCCACAGCGCCAACGTCACCCACGGCCAGCGGGACGGCGGCGAATCGGACCAGCGGTGGCGGAACAGCGGCATCGCCAACCCTTGCCCCGGTGGCCCCGGCTGCAAGCGGGAATCTCAATCCGCAGGCTGGCCGCCCGCGCGCGGGTGAGGCGGGCTTTGTGAATGCGGAGATTTTGGCGGAGGCGCGGCAATTCATCGCAAATGGCTTCACGACGTTTGCGCAGTGGAGCCAGGCGATGGTCAAACGATTTGGGCGCAGCATCAAAGCGCAGCTTGAACGCATTTGGGAGCAGGTGAAGCCAATGGCCGCCGAACTGCTGATGAATTATCTGCGGCGCACCGGCGGATTGAAGGAACTGTTCGCCGGAGACAAGGCCATCATTCCGCCCTTCATGCGGGATTCGCTGGACACCGCCAAGACGATGGCCGCCGCTGGCAAAGATGCCGAAACGATCCGCGCCGTCACGGGCTGGTTCCCGGGCAAGTATGATGGAAAGATGCGCTGGGAGATCCCGGATGAAGGGGCAAAAATTGCAGTGTCACGAGATGCGCAAGATTATGGAGATGACACCGCTGGATTCCGACTTGATCAAATCATTGATCATCCGGCGCTGTTTGAGGCGTATCCAGATGCCAAAAATGTCACGCTGATTTTCAATCCTCAGCTGAAAACCAAGGGTGCGTTTACAGCGTCAACAAATTCCATTGAGTTGTTGAGCAAAGCACCAGCCGCTGCGCGCAACGAACTGCGCACAAATTTAAACCGATTGGCAGCTAAAATGGAGCAGTCAGCGCGTGAAGATTTTGAGGCTGGTGATTTTCAAACGTTGGAAGAAGCGCTTGCCTGGCATCGAGAAGCGCAACGACAAGATGAGGAAGCGTTGGCAAGGTTTCAAGGTGTGCCGGAATGGGCGCTTTCTACCATTTTGCATGAGGTGCAGCATTGGATTCAAAACAAGGAAGGAATGGCAAGAGGCGCGGCTCCGCAACGAGTTAATCCAGATTCACGTCGCGCTTGGCGCGATGCTCAAGCTTTGAAAACTGCTATGGGTGCAAATACATCTGATGCATCATTGCGCAAAGCTGTTGAACAAATTGAAGACGCATTAGGCCGATCTGTAAGTGCGACTTCAATGAGGTTTGCTCAAACAATGTCGTTAGCTGAAATTGAAAATCAAGTTGAAGCGGCTGATTTTCCAGAACGAGCCTACCGCCGCACCGCTGGTGAGATCGAAGCGCGCGATGTGCAGGCCCGCCAGAGTTTGACGCCGGAGCAACGGCAGGCGACGGCTCCTTATTCGAGTGAGAACATCGCGACGGAGGATGCCATCGTGCTGATGGATGCGGCCGGGCCGCAGATGAGCATGGACATCCCCGAGGGGCAAAACGTGACGGCCAGCCGGTTTGCGAATCCGGATGAAGCAGCGAATCTGTATGACGTGCAGGCAACGGAGGTGATGCGCGGGGAATCTGCGGCCTGGATCGATGCGAACGGGCTGGAGGCCGCGCTGGCGGCACTGGAGGCGAATGAACCGCCTGCGGGGCTGCGCATCGATCACCTGCCGAGCCTGGGCAGTGCGCTGATCACGCGGCTTTCCAAACTGGCGGAGACGGGCACGGAGGCGCAGCGCCTGCAAGCGGATGCGCTGCTGTCCCGCGCCGGGGCCGCGTGGCATGGCAAGGCCTCGCAAGAAGCAGGCCGCACGCTGCAACAGCGGGCGATGGCAAACCAAGAGCTGGTGGGCATCGCGCCGATTTTGGCAGCCAAGCAGGTGCTGACGGATCGCGCGGATCGCGTGGTGAAGGAGCGCTTTGAAGGCGGGGCCGAGGGTGCGGTGGAGAAGATCACCACGCTGGATGTGAAGGCCGGCACGGAAGCCAGCGCGGAACTGACGGCGCAACTCGAGGGCGAACCGGACGCGCCGGAGCTGGGCGATAATCCGGAGGTGACGCCGGTGAATGACACGCGCGTGGCGGAGCTCGAACAACAGATGCAGGAGCTGCGCCAGCAGATGCTGCGCGATCAGACGCAGGCGGAAAACGCGTTGCAGGAAACGACTTCGACCTGGCAGAAGATCATGGGCGTGCTAAAGGCAGCGGGCGGGCGCCGGAGCTCGCTGCTGACCGGTGCGAAGGGCAAGCTGGCGGATCTGCGCAAGGCAGCGATGGCTCGCAAGGCGGCGCGCCGGGCGGAGGGCCGCATGTATGCCAATCCGGTGGGCGATTTTGCCGATGATGCGATCATCGGTGCGTCCTTTCTGGCGGAGGGGCTGGTGGAGTTCACGAACTGGAGCCAGGCGCTGATCCGGGAGATCGGTTTCCGCAGTGGGCAGGATCTGCGCAAGCTGTATGCAGAGGCATCCAAGCAGTATCTGGCGGCGCTGGAGGCGGAGAAGGCCGCGCCGACACGAACGAAGGGCACGCCCAAACAGCGGCAGGCCCGGGAGAAGATCAACAGGGCCCAGCGCACGGCGCAGAATATCCTGGACTCCATCGCCCGCCGCTACTCGGACCCGCCGATTTTTGAGGAAGGGCAGCGCAGGATCAACGCGATGCGCGAGCTCTACAAAGAACGCGTGCGCACGGGGATGCCGGAGGCGGAATTCGTGAAGCGCGCCATGGAACTGGGCGCGAACGAGGGCACGGCGGGCATCCTTTGGGAGGCCTCCAAGCTGGAGATCGATGCGCGCGAGATGATGGCGCTGGAGAAATCGCGCGCGGGCATCGCGGAGTTTTTGAAGAAGGACAGCCCGGCCCTAGCGAAGCTGCTGAATGCGCTGCGCCAGAAGATCGCCCCGGGGATGAGCTGGGCGCAGATTTTCATGGAGCTGCCTGCGCAGCAGAAAGCCCGCCAGCGCGAGATCTACCGCCGCCTGATGCTGGATGAGCGTCTGAAGGCGCTGAATCAAGCGGAGCGCCTGCAACTGACCAACGAGCTGGACAAGGCCTGGCAGCGGGAGCGGAGGAAGGTTTTCCTGCGCGAGCTGGAGAAGATCACGAACCTGGGCAAGTCGAAGAAGGACAAGGACAAGGTGAAAGCTGCCCTGCCCCGCCTGCTGCGGCTGATGAATCTGGGCATGCTGAACAGCGAGACGTTCCGCGGCGCGATCGCGCAGGAATACGGGATCAAGCAGATCGATGCCGCCACGGGCGTGGAACTGCGCAAACTGGCTGAAGCGATCCAACAAGCGCCGGAGGGCCTGCCGCGCCGGAAACTGGAGCAGCAACTGATGCAACGGCTGCAAAACCTCGCAGGCAGCACGCTGTGGCAGGTGCTGGAAAGCTGGTGGACGGCCTCGGTGCTGTCCGGCTGGCGCACGCAGGTGGACATCGGTTTGAGCCTGCTGAACGGAGTGGAAGATGTGGGCCTCGGCAGCATCGTGACAGCGCTGCGCACGGGCAACAAGGATGTGGCGGTGCGCGGGCTTGGCCGGCTGTTTGCCCGGGTGCCTTCGGCGATTCTGGAGGCGGTGGATCACTTGTTCACCGGCAACAAGGCACTGATGCGAAATTTTGAACTGGAGGCAAAGCAGGCGCTGGAAGGCGGCAACCGGCTGGCTTCCGATGTAGGCGCGGAAATGTGGCGCAAAGGCGGCTGGCGCAAGGTGCCGGGTGGATTTATGATTTTCTACGGCCGCGTCATGACGGCGCTGGATCACATCACTACCGCCAGCACCCGCGAAGGAGCCCTGGCCATGGCGTTGGCTCGGCATCCCGAGCTTTATGAAAGGGCATTGAAGATTTCGCCTCAAGACCGGCAGGCGGCGCGCAATCAAGCACGGCTGGAACTGACGGGCGGCGATATGCCGACCACGTTTCAGCAGCGACGGGAGGAAAACGCCCGGGTGCGGGAATTGCTCGAGCGCGGCATTCCGCAGGAAGTGCTGGGCGAGGCCACGGATCTGGGCCGCACGGCAGCCATGCAAGGTGATCCAACCGGACTGGGCGGCGGCCTTCTGGAAGCGGTGAACATGGCCGTGGGCACCGTGGCCCGCAAAGCAGAGAGCATGAGCCAGCGCGAGGATTTGGACAAGACCTCGAAGAACGTGCTGAAATTGCTGCAAGGCATCGCGCCGATCATGCGCGCCATCACGGGCACCAAGTTTGCCCGCACGGTGGCGCATTCGCTGAATCGCTCGCTTTCGTATGTGCCTGTCGTCGGCATTTACGCCGTGGGCCAACGAGGCCGCACGGGTGCCTTTGGCGATGTGCTGGCCGCCAAACAAGTCATCGGCACGCTGGTCGGGCTGGCGATGTATTTGGCCTTTGATGATGACGAGGATGAAAAGGGCATCGAGGATGGCTGGAAGGACAAAACGCCGCAGGAGAAAGCGCAGCTCTACGCGCAGGGCAAACAGCCTTACACGGTGTGGAGTCGCAACGCCAAGGGGCAAGTGGTGGGCTTTAATTACCAGCAATGGGGCATCGCGGGCATCATGAACACGGTGGCCGCGATGCTGAAGCAAAAGGACAGCGAGCAAGGCACGCTGAATGTGCTGGTGAGCTCGCTGGCGCAAGGTGCGATGACGTTTACTGACAAGGCGCAGCTTCAAGGCCTGCAAACCGTGTTTGGAGACAACTACCGCAGCACCGATCCAGTGACGGGAGTGGCCTCGAATCTCAACCGCTGGGCCGCGCAGACCGTGGGCGGACTAGTGCCGCGTGTTTTCAAGGACATCGATGTGGTGACCAGCCCGGAACTGCGCATGAGCAGTGAATGGTGGCAGAAATGGGCCAAAGAGGTGCCGATGCTCCGGCAACTCAGCAGCGGCAAGCGCGTGGATATTTTGGGTGAAGACATCAAACTGGATCGCGGCCCGCTTTCGCGCGTGATGTCGATCGGCACGCTAGATCCGGCTTATCGAGTGCTGGGCCATTTGAATGAGCGGGATCTGTATTTGCCTGATCCAACGCAAGGCGTGCGCATGGTGCTGCTGGCCGATGGCACACGGCGCAAAATGACCGAACTGGAAAAGGATCGCTACCAGCGAACCACGGGCGCGGCGTATCGGAAATTCCTCACCGAGCAGGGATCAAACCTGCTGCGCATGCCGACTGAGCAGGCCCGAGAAACCATTTCCAAGGTCACAGAACGTCTCCGCGCACAGGCCGCTTATCAAGCGGTGCGCCGGTGATTTGACAGATGTGTTAAGATGCAGGCATGGAACTTTTTATTCTGACCGTGCTGAAAATCGTTGTTGTGTTTATAGGCATTGGGTTTGCCCGTATCGCCGTGGAAAGTGTGCGCGAAGGCAAGATCAAAAATCACCCAGCAGCCTGGATGATGATGCTAGTAGGGTCATTCATCGGTTTTGCCTTTATTTGCCAGGCGTGTGAGCTTCAACCGATTCAATGGCTGCCGCACATGGGAGCCGTGATGCTGGTGCAGTCATTGGCATATTTTTGGTGGGCTACGACTTTGCCAAAGCCTGTTTCTGAGTGATTTGTGGCACGTCTTGGTGGTGGCAATCCGCGTGGCAAGATTGGCGGGGAAAGGCTGGAGGGCTTGATTTTGCGAGCGTGCGGCGTGCGGGAGGGATGGACTTAAAATCTGCTGCTGCGAAAGCGGCTTCCGGGTTCGAGTCCCGGCATCGGCACTGGGGAAAATGCGGTTTACGTAGGGGAATCAAGGGCGCTTCACGCTGGTGGCGGCGGGCTGGGACGGTGGCAAAGGGCGTTTTTGGTGGCGGTTATTGTGGTTTGTGATGGTTGACACGGTGGCAATTCGCGTGATGATGCGTTGCCACGGATTTATCCGCTGGCGTTTAACCTAACGACCTGATGCCATGAATGATCGACCTGAGATGAATGCTGTTGTTGTGCCGGCGGTGCCGGTGAAGGCCAAGAAATGGCTGCGCTTTGATTTGAAGGAGCGCACGATCCGCGGGGTGAGCGTGACGTTTTACAAGCGGAGGCAGGGCGGGTGCTGGGTGATGGATTGGACCTGTAAAAAGCTGCGCGTGCAGAAGAATACGGACGCGTTCACGCTGGAGGATGCGGCGGCGGTGGCAGGGATCGCGATCGAGAGGGTGCAGCAGGAGGGGAACGGGCTGGCGGCGAAGCGTCGGGCGGAGCAGGCGCAGCGTGGGCCGTGTGCGACGGTGGGCGATGTGCTGGACCGGCTGGAAGCGGAGGCGGGCCGGGCATTTTGGCCGAGCTCGGAGACTCGCCGGACGTATGCGACCTCCCTGCGGCAGTTGGCGGAGTCGGCGCAGCTGGAGGCGGGCAGGAGTGCGCGCGGTCCTTTGGGCGGGCTGGGTGCGGAGTCGCTGACGCTGGACAAGGTGCTGACGGCGGAAGTGGTGGAGCGGTTTCAGGCTGTGCGCCAGGGCCTTCCGCGGGTGAATGTGCGGGCGTGCCTGCCGGGGAATGGCGGGGCGAACTCGACGCTGCGCAATGCCCGTGCGCTGCTGATGGAGAAGGCTGTGGGCGTGGTGTTTGAGGGGCTGAAGCTGCCGGATCTGGAAGCGTTTCGCGCGGTGCCTTATTTGCCGGTGAAGGTGGACGGTTTTCAGGAGTGGCCGGCGGAGGTGTATGCGGCTTTTGATGCGGGTGCGGCGCGGCTGCGGGAGTTTGACGCGGCGGGCGAGTTGCGGCCGGGGATGCTGGTGCGGGCGGTGTATTTGCCGCGCGGGCATGCGGCGCGGGAGATGGGCGACAAGGAGGGGGTGCTGCTAGAGACTTTGAGAGGGGGAGACTTTGAGATGGGGAGAGTGCAATGGGTGTGGCGCGGTGGAGAGGTGATCGTGCACGAGGTGCCGGTGCGGCACCTGCGGGCGGTGGAGGTGGACTATGCGGAGCTGTGGCTGGTGAATGCGTGCCTGCGGAGGCTGGGGCTGCGATCGAGCGAGCTGCTGGCGGCGCGGCGGAGCTGGCTGGAGCGTCGGCCAGATCGGGCGGGTGTGCTGCGCTGGTGCCTGGTGGTGAAGGATCGGCCGGAGGAGGGATTCACGCTGCTGAAGCACGGTGCAGGCCGCAACCTAGTGCTGGATGAGGAGCTGGCGGGCCTGTTGACGGCTCGTGGCGAGGGCTGGCTGATCGGGCCGACGATGGCGGCGAGTGCTCGGGACGATCTGGTGGAGCGGCTGCACAATACCTGGCTGCGGCAGTTTATCCCGGACCGGGTGAAGGCCAACCATGAGTTGCGGATGTGGGCGGGCTCGCTGGTGTATCGCCAGACGGGTAGCCTGGGTGATACGGCTTACTTTTTGGGCCATCGGACCACGGTGACGACGGAGCGGTTTTATGCTCGCTGGTGGCAAAGCAGCGCGGTGCTGGATGCGCGGGCAGTGAGCGTGGCGCCGGTGGGGTGAGGCGGAGATGGGGAGACTTGGAGATGGGGAGACATGAAAAGGCCGCGCTGTGGTGGGCGCGGCCTTTGTCGTGTTAGAGGTGTGGTTTTGCCGGTGTTATCTGGAAACTTGGTGTGGATAATCACTGTTCGGGGTGCTCATGCTTCGATGCCCACCCGTGCATTGATGGCGCTGATCATGCTTTCCCGCCACGCCTCGGCGTAGGCGGTTCCTTTCGCCGCCTCGATGTCACGTTGGCCCATGATTACCTTGCCGTCTAAGGAGTGCATGACATGGACGGGCATTTGTGTCCCATCAACCAGCTTGATGCCGCTGGAGGACTTCACGGCCCACCAAATTCCCCAGAGGCGGAAATCCAGACGAACGGCAGTCTCACCCCAGCCGAGAGGACCAATATCTTTCTTGGACCTGTAACGGCGAATGCTCGGATAGAGGGACACGTGGCGAAGCAAGGTGTAGGTGTTCATGGTGCTGTTATTATGTCCGCATTGCGGACACTTACAAGCTCTATTTTCCGCATTGCGGATTTTTATTTGTGACTTAGAGTGGCGGTGATGACATTCGCTGAACAGCTTTCCGGCTTCACTGCCGCCGATCTTATTGCCGCATTCCCAGGCATTCCGCGCAGCACGGCTTACGACTGGATTTCTGGCGCTCGTGAGCCTGTCCCTTATTTGCAGCCCGTAGCGCTGGCGCATCTCCAAAGCGCCAAACGCACCCCGAACAAGACGGTGATCCCAACAAATGCCAGCCGTGGCAGTGTTGGGGCGAAGCGGAAGCGTTGAGTCGGCTGTCATTTGTGGGATACCTCCGCGTTCTCTGGATTCATGGTTTCCAGATTCCGAGGGTGAAGATCCGGCCCCAGTCGATCAGACATGATTTCCAGCGCGGTGCCTCAAGATGCCACGCGAGGGAGGGCCTATCTGGCTCGCGCA